AGGTATTGCATCAGGTATTTACTTCGATGTTGACCTTGAAGATGCACCGGATGACACTAAGATTGCTTTCGATCCTGAAGAAGAAACAACGTATGATGACGATAAAGTACGTCTAACAACCTACTACGGTAAAGTTCCTGTAGAAATGTACAATGAAGAGTTGTACGGTGAAGTGATGTCTGAAGAAGACGAAGATGACTTTGCTACAGGTGCTTACATTGAAGTTGTTGCAGTCATTGCTAACGAAGATCAGCTACTAAAACTAGAAGCTAACCCGTACATGATGCAGGATCGTCCTGTTGTTGCGTTTGCATGGGATAACGTACCGTCTCGTTTCTGGGGTCGTGGTGTTTGTGAGAAAGGTTACAACAGCCAGAAAGCTCTTGACACTGAACTCCGTGCACGTATTGATGCTTTAGCACTTACAGTACACCCAATGATGGCTGTCGATGCTTCACGTCTACCACGTGGCGCTAAGATGGAAGTTAGACCCGGAAAAACTCTGCTTACTAACGGTAATCCAGCAGAGATTCTGCAGCCGTTTAAGTTTGGCAATCTTGACCCTAACACTTTCAATCAGTCTGCAGCACTACAGCAGATGGTTCAGCAAGCTACTGGTGCTATTGATACAGCAGGTATCCCATCATTTGCTGGCAGTGAAGCTACTGCAGCAGGTATCAGCATGTCTCTTGGTGCTATCATCAAGCGTCATAAGCGTACCTTGCTTAACTTCCAAGACAGCTTCTTGATTCCTTTCGTATCTAAAGCAGCTTGGCGTTACATGCAGTTCAATCCTGAACTATACCCAGTCAATGACTACAAGTTCTGTGCATCGTCATCATTAGGTGTTATTGCACGTGAATACGAAGTAACTCAGCTAGTACAACTACTGCAGACTATGTCTCCTGACAGTCCTCTATACCCTGCACTCATCGAATCTATTGTTGATAACATGTCGTTGTCTAACCGTGAAGAGTTGATTGCTAAGCTACAGCAAGCTGCTCAGCCTAATCCACAGGCACAGCAAGCACAGATGCAACAACTACAGATGGCTATGGCTAAAGAACAAGCTACGCTTGATTATGTCAAGGCACAGACTATGGAGATTCAGACACGTATCCAGCAGAACCAAGTTGAGACAGAACTACTGCCAGTCGAAGCACAAGCTAAGTTGGCTGCAGCACTGTCTAACAACCTTAAAGAAGGTGAAGCGGATGACATGGAGTTCCAGCGTCGAGCTAAAGCTGCTGAGTTGATGCTGAAAGAGCGTGACTTGGATATTAAAGAAAAGACTATGGACAATCAGTTTAAGATGTCTGTAGCTAAGGAGATGAAGAAGTAATGGTTACACAGAAAGATATACAGGATGTAGTCAAAGCTGTGAACGAAGTGTTGCGAGAGATTGATAAGCGACTTTGTGCACTAGAGGAGGCGGCTAAGAAGCCGTCTTCTACACCCTCTGTAGGGCGTCCACGTAAAAAAGTTGAAGAAAAGTAAAGAAAAAGCTTGACAAACTCTTAAAAGTGTGCTATGGTTCTACATACTATTAACATAAAGAACGGATAAAGTCAATGACCCCCGAACTAGAGAAATACTACGAAACATACTTCGACCTATTCACAACCGATGGTTGGAAGCAATTTGTTCAAGATGTTACGGAAAGTGCTGATGTATTCAATGTACGCCATGTTGAAGACGAAGGCAAACTCAGATTTGTTCAAGGACAGCTTGCTGTGATGGACAAACTTATTAACTGGGAAGTATCTGTAAAAGCTACATACGACCAAGTTAAAGAAGAAGAAAACGAAGAATAAACTCATAGCGTTGGGCATGAGCCTCTTCTATATTTATCCACAATACTGTTATCAGTACGGAGTTTTTAATGGCAGAACTAATTGACGAAAACGTAGATGAAACCCTACCAGAGGGCGAAGAGTTTGCATCCTTTGATGAACCGGACACAGAACCGGACAACTCAGAAGAGGAAAACCTTGCAGAGCCAGAAGTGGCGCAGGACGAAGACGAAGATATTCCGGACAAATACCGAGGCAAGAGTGCTAAGGAAATTGTTAGGATGCACCAAGAAGCTGAGAAGCTACTAGGTCGTCAGAGTTCAGAGGTTGGCGAGCTACGTAAGATGGTAGATAACTTTATCTTAAGTCAAACACAAGCTGCGAAGCCCACGGAAGAAGACGATGTAGACTTCTTTGAAGACCCTAAGAAAGCTGTTGAAGCTGCGATTGCTAAGCATCCTAAGATTCAAGCTGCTGAACAGATGGCATCTACGATGCATCAGAAGTCAGTGCATGAAATGCTTAAGGCTAAGCACCCAGACTTTGGCAACATTCTGAATGACCCTAGCTTTGCACAGTGGGTTCAAGGTTCTAAAGTGAGGATGGAACTATTCGCACGTGCCGACAAGACCTATGACTTTGATGCAGCCGATGAGCTGTTGTCTACTTGGAAGGAGCGCCAGCGAGTGGTAAACCAAACTAAAGAAGTTGAAGAGAAGGAAATTAAACGCTCACGCAAAGCTGCTGCAACTGGTGGTGGAGCTGGTAGCGGTGAAGGACGTTCTCGTAAAGTATATCGTCGTGCTGACATTATCAACTTAATGCAAAACGATCCGGCTCGATACCTAGAGTTAGCTGACGAAATTACTGCAGCTTATTCAGAAGGTCGAGTCAAATGACCTGCGGTCGCTAAGACTGTAAGTCGATAACATTTATTGAAGGTAAATTAAAATGGCTCTTGGCTCAAATCATGTAACAAACGCAACTGCAGCAACTTTTATCCCAGAACTATGGTCTGACGAAATCGTAGCTGCGTACAAAAACTCGCTAGTAATGGCTAACGTAGTAAACAAAATGCCAATGAAAGGTAAGAAAGGTGATACTATTCACATTCCTAAGCCTACTCGTGGTTCTGCGTCTGCTAAAGCTGCTTCTACTCAGGTAACGCTACAGGCTGCTACTGAGTCTGAAGTTGTTGTTACTATCGACAAACATTACGAATACTCACGTCTAATCGAAGACATCACCGAAGTACAGGCTCAGGCTTCTCTTCGTAAGTTCTACACTGACGACGCTGGTTACGCTCTAGCTAAACAGGTTGATACTGACCTATTCGCTGAAGCTGAAGGTAACTTCACTCTTTACACTCCAAGCGGTTCTGGTCTTGTTGCTTACACTGCAGGTACTACTACTGCTGGTGCATTTGACGATGCTTCTTTCCGTGACGGTATTCAGCTTCTTGATGACGAAGACGTACCAATGGAAAACCGTGTACTAGTTATCCCACCATCAGCAATCAACACTATCCGTGGTATTGATCGTTACATGTCTTCTGACTTCGGTGGCGCTGGTACTATCAAAGGTCAGATCGGTACTCTTTACGGTATCCCTGTTGTTGTTTCTACTAACTGTCCAGTTATCTCTGGCGGTGCTGGTGAGAAACTTGGTGTACTAATGCATAAAGATGCTATCGTATTCGCTGAGCAAGTTGGCGTTCGTTCACAGACTCAGTACAAACAAGAATACCTATCAACTCTGTTCACTTCTGACACTCTTTACGGTGTAGAAACTCTACGTGCAGAATCTGGTATCGGTATCGCACTACCAGCATAACGCTGACTAGCGGGGTAGCTTCTTCGGAGGCTATTCCGCTTCTTTTTAAAGTGTATTAGTTCTTAGTACACTTCACAAAGAATCCAATAAAGAGGGCATAACGTGGCAATATACCGTGGGACTGGTGGCTCTGTTGAAGTTAACAACGATGCTACGGTCAATGAAATTGCAAACTATGCTGCGTCTGCCAGTGCATCTGCTACTGAAGCTGCAACCTCTGCTACTGAAGCTGAAACATCTGCTACTAATGCTGCGTCATCTGAAACTACTGTAGCCGCTAGTGCTACTGCAGCAGCTACATCAGCAACTGAATCTGCTACATCTGCTACAGCATCTGCCTCAAGTGCAACAACTGCTGGAACATATGCAACGAGTGCTACGACTTCTGCTACTAATGCTGCTACGTCAGCTAGTGAAGCAAGTGCTAGTGCCTCAGCAGCAAGTACATCAGCTACCAATGCATCTACGTCTGCTACGTCTGCTAATACATCAGCAACAAATGCAGCTAACAGTGCATCAGCGAGTGCAGCGTCAGCTACAGCATCTGCTACTAGTGCAACACAAGCAGCTAGTTCAGCTACAGCAGCTAACACATCGGCAGTAGCGGCATCGGCATCAGAGACAGCAGCAGCAGCTAGTGAATCAGCAGCAGCAACATCAGAAAGTAATGCATCGTCTAGTGCTACTAATGCAGCTACATCAGCTACAGCGTCTGCTAATAGTGCTACAGCATCTGCTTCATCAGCTAGTGATGCTAGTACATCAGCAACTAACGCAAGCAACAGTGCTACAGCAGCAAGTACGTCAGCCACTAATGCTGCATCGTCAGCTACTGCAGCAGCTACATCAGCTACTAATGCAAGTAATAGTGCTACAGCATCAGCCTCTAGTGCTACAGCATCTGCATCTTCTGCTACTCAAGCAGAGACAGCACAGACTGCAGCAGAAACTGCTCAGACAGCAGCAGAGACAGCTCAAGCAGCCGCTGAAGCAGCACAAGAAGCTATTGATGGGTCATACCTTGGTGCACAGTCATCAGACCCTTCAGTAGATTTGAATGGCGCAGCAGTTACTGCAGGTGATTGGTACTTCAATACTACGAATAATGTAACACGTGTTTATAGCGGAAGTGCTTGGAACACTGTAGCATCAGTGACGTTGTCTAACTGGACAATCACAGAAACATCAGGTGTCCTGTACTTTGCTACAAGTGGCGTAAACAAAATGAAGCTAGATGCAGACGGTAACTTGACAGTGGTCGGTGACGTTGTAGCTGGCGGTACAATTTAATAACGAAAGGAATATAGAATGTCTTCTACTCTTTCAGGAAATAGTTTAGCCACTGAAGATATTACAGTCAGTGGTGACATTACATTAGCAGATAATAGCAAAGCCATCTTCGGTGCTGGCAGTGATTTGCAGATTTACCATGATGGTAGTCATAGTTATGTAAAGGATGCTGGTACAGGCAACCTAGTATTACAAGGTGCTAATGTAGAGATATATGACGGTGCTGGTGATACATTGATGCTTAACGCCAACAATAATGCTGGTGTTGGGCTTTGGTACGCAGGTAGCAACAAACTAGCCACAACCTCCACAGGCATTGACGTAACTGGCACAGCTACAATGGATGGGCTGACTGTTGATGGCACTATTGAGTTATCAGAAGGCAATGCTTTACGCTCTAGTGGTGAGCTTGTCGTTAGACGTTCATCTAACCAAATCAGACTTGGATCTGGTAATGTTTCTGATTCTACATCAGTGTACGCAGGGGCTCAAAAACGTATAACAGCAGCTACTAACGGAGACATCAGCTTCTACGAAGATACTGGCACAACGGCTAAGTTCTTCTGGGATGCTTCTGCGGAGTCTTTGGGGATTGGTACTAGTAGTCCTAATGCCAAAGCTGAAGTGTATGGCGGTAATTTGCGTGTTGCATTAGATGGAGCATCTGCTGCTAGCTTTAGAGGTGTTGAATTTTCTTCATCAGGTACAGAGATTGGGTCGCTAGAAATGGAGGCTTCAGGCGGTGAGATGCGACTTACAAGCGGGTTTAGCGGGTATGGTGGTTACTCTACTTTTTACACCAACGGCTCAGAACGTATGCGTATAGACTCCAGCGGTAACTTGTTGGTGGGTAAGACGAGTACAGACTTTGTAGGGACTCAGGGTACATACATTGCTTCCACTGGACAAGTAGGGGCAACTAAGACAAGTGGGGCAGGGCTTGCTGTAAATCGTTTATCAACTGATGGAGATATTGCACAGTTCTACAAAGACGGCACCACTGTGGGGAGTATTGGTACTAACGGTGACGACTTACTTATAGCAAATGGTGATACAGGTATTAGATTTTTTGATGCAAGCAGCGCAATTATACCTAGAACGTCAGCGGGTCAATCTAGTAATGGCTCAATTAATTTAGGATTAGATATTCATCGCTTCAAAGACCTCTACCTATCAGGCGGTGTCTACTTAGGTGGCACAGGTGCGGCTAATAAGCTGGATGACTATGAAAGTGGTACGTGGACTCCTAGCTTTAACGTAAACGGCTTTACGCAATCTATTTCATCAGCAAGTGGTACATATGTTAAAGTTGGGGATATTGTAATTGCAAATGCTGTATTCAGTCTTTCTAGTGCTGGGTATTCAGCTGGTTATTCTCGCATACAGGGATTACCGTTTACTCCTTCTGAACACACTGCTGGTTCTTTTAGTTCTGTATCAGGAACTGGAGGAGCTAAAGGAGGAACTGCCTATAATTACGAAGGTATAGCTTCAATTTATACTCAGGCAAGTTTCTCCACTAACTCAGCAGTCACATGGATGGTAACTGTTACATTTAAGGTTTAATTGCTATGAAAACCTGCACTAAATGTAAAACAAAGAAGTCACTAGATCAGTTCTATAAACGTGCTGATCGTGACACTTATCATTCATGGTGTAAGCAGTGTAAACATGAGTCTGGTAAGTCTTGGCATAGTCGTAACAAAGAACGTCATGCTGAACTTACTAGACGATGGTATGAAGAGAACAAGGAACAACACTTAGCTAACAGTAAGGAATGGTACGAGGCTAATAAATCACGCAAACTAGAGACTACTACAGCTAGGGAGAAGCGTTGTGTTCTTGCCACACCAACATGGGCAGATCGTGAACTGATTAAAGAGCTGTACGAACTGGCTAGGAAGCTAACAGAGCAGACAGGTATACAACATGAAGTGGATCATGTTATACCGCTACAAGGCAAAGAGGTTAGCGGCTTACACGTTCCAGATAACCTTCAAGTCATAACGGCTGAAGAAAACAGACGCAAGTCTAACAAGTATGACGTTACTGGAAGTAGCGTTGGACAACTTAACTAGGAGGCTATAATGGCTTTACAAAAGATTACAAACGAACTAGACAAGATTGAAATCGTAGGTGACTACAAGCACATCCAGATTCGCTCTGCTGAGTGGGTTGAGGATACGGATACAGGTGAGCAGTTTGGTTCACCTAAATATTCACGCAGAGTGATTGCACCTAACGATGACATCTCAGGCGAATCTGCTGAAGTACAGGCTCTAGTAGCCGCTGTACACACACAAGAGATTAAGGATGCTTATGCGGCATTCCTAGCTGAACAGGCAAATGAACTAGGAGGTGCTGAATAATGGCAACATTTACATGGACTATTGCTAACCTAGAGCGAGCACAAGATGACTACATCACTATCGTACACTGGCGTTGTGATGGCGAAGAAGGCGAGCACAGCATTGGTGCGTATGGCACAATCAGCTTTACACAGGAAGAAGGTGAAGAGATTATTCCATTCGCTGAACTAACTGAAGAGCTAGTGACTGGCTGGATGTTTGAGAAGCTAAACAAAGAAGAAGTGGAGGCGGCTGTTCAGGCTAAACTGGACGAGCTTGCTAATCCTCCTCTAGTTTCTGGCTTGCCTTGGTAAGGAATGACATATGAGCCAAGAGATATTCAACTGGGTCTTAGGTGGCTTGGGAATGTTACTTGGCTTTGTCGTTAAGGCTATGTGGGATGCTGTGAAAGACTTGCAAGCCTCTGACAAAGACTTAGCTGACAAGGTCAGTAAGATTGAGGTGTTAGTTGCTGGTGAGTACGTCAAGAAGGATGAGTTTAACTCTATCATGCTACGTATCTTCGAGAAGCTAGATCACATCGAAGGTAAGATTGACGGGAAGGCAGACAAGTAATGGAACAGAAACTACTACAGGTTGCAGTGGGAGTCTTAATGGCTCTCATGGCATGGAACTTCAAGACACTAAACGACATACAGCTTCAGATGGAGACTGTCATGTATAAGTACGCTAACCAAGCTGACATTGCAGAGATGCGTCTGTCTATTAAAGAACTTGAGTGGCGACTACAAGCGGATGCGAGTGCTAAGTAATGCTAACTGAAATACTCCCTCTTGTTGGCGGTGGCATCTTTGGTGCTGTCGTCAAGCTATTGAGCATGGGTATGCAGAATAAGGCTGAAGAACGTAAGGAGATGTTCCAAGCCTTTGCTGCACGTCAAGGAGCTATTGATAAAGTTAATGAACAGGCTGCGTCTAATAGTGCTTTTGCCTTTACACGTAGGGTTATTGCATTATCTATTACAGCAGTGATTGTCATGCTTGCTTTAGCTCCTATTGCTCAGCCAGTAAATGTATTACAAGAAGTACAGACTGGCGGTAGCTACTTGTTTGGGTTGATTGACACTACACAGATAGAACAGAAGTGGGTACAGCTACAAGGAAGTGTTGTACTGCCTGTTATCATTCCCAGCTTTCAAGCAATCATCGGTGCATACTTTGGTGCATCAATAGCAGGAAAATAAATAATGGCATCATTATTCTCTAACCCTCTGGGGTCACAGATAGTTACAGGCACGCCAGAAGCTGCAGCTAAGCGATACGCTGGGCTAGAGCAGCAGACTGGTGAGTCATTGCGAGACTATTACACTCGCCTACGTAATACACGTGAAGGTGGTATTCTAGGTACTAGTGGTCTTGCTGACATGAAAGACCTAATGAACGAAGGCTCTAAAGAAGCAGAACAAGCTGTAGAGCAGCTAACATGTCCTGAAGGTTATGAACTAAAAGATGGGCAGTGTGTGCCTGTTAGTAGCGGTGGCTCACAGGAAGAAACTGTAACTCCCCTACCAACAGTACGTTGGGAAGCAGGTGATGATCCATTCGGCACTGGCTTAAACTATGGTGGTTACACGACAGGTCTTGCTGGTGGTCAAGGAATGACTGGTGATGCTGCTGTAGACATGGGCTTTGGCTTGATGAACTACGGTGGTAAGATTGTTGGTGCATTGACTAACCCTCTACTAGGTAAGCTAGTTGAAGCAGGTGGTGGTTGGATGCTTGACAATGAGATTGATAAGCGTGCTGCGTCTATTGATGCACTGACTCCTAATGTTAATGATCCTGCATACGCTAACCCTGCTGGCTTTGATGAGCCTGCTATGACTGTTAGTGATAAGTACGGCAATGTTCGTACACTAACAGGTAGTCAAGTAGGTGCAGACTTAGACTTAATTCGTAATACTACACCGTCTGGAACTATTCAGTCAGGTTTGTTTGACTCTAGTGCGTTTAATAATGCTAACGAAGCTAAGGCTGTCTTGCAATACGGCTTAGGTAGTGATGCACAGTTTAAAGCTATTGACGATCAGTTTGCTTCACTTCCTGTAACTGCAGGTTCTACTAAAACAAATACAGTAAATAATGTACTGTCAACTCCTACAGCTACATATCAACCTGCTACTACATACGCTGCTCCTCAGTACATGGGCTTTAACTTTGGTACTAGCGGTTTAGATGCAGAAGAGCAAGCAATATCTCGATCACTAGCTCAAGGTGCTGATGCTACTGCATACAATGGTGGATTGATGTCAGATGAAGCTGCTATTACACAAGTAGCTCAAGATGCGTTTGAACAAGCTATTGCACAAGACACAGCAAACCGTAGTAGTAGTTCTTCTAGCAGCAGCGATAGTAATTATAGCTACTCTGCTCCTTCAACTACTGTTAGTGATGATGAGTTTGAAGCTGCTATTGCTGAAGATACGGCAAACCGCAGTAGTTCTTCTAGCAGTGACTCCGGCAGCAGCGGTGGCGGTAAGATTGTATGTACTGCAATGAATGAACGCTATGGCTTTGGTAGCTACCGTAATGCTATTTGGCTTAAATACTCTGCAGACCACATGACCAAAGAACATGAAGTTGGTTATCATGCGATGTTTTTGCCATTGGTTGACTACGGATTTAAACAAGGCGATGGTATTACACACCGTATAGTTCGTAAAGCACTAGAGCACATTGCACGTCATCGTACTACTGATATACGTGCTGAGCTGAAAGGACGTAAGCGTGATACACTAGGTCGTGCATACCGTGCAGTACTTGAACCACTATGTTATGTAGTAGGTAAACTTAAGTCTTGACAAACAATGCAAAGTATGCTACCCTCTACTCCATAGATAGGACACAGAAAACATGACGTACATAGATATGGTTAACAATGTACTGAGACGCTTAAGAGAACGTACAGTAACAAATGTTAACGACAACGAATATTCATCATTAATCGGTGTCTTGATTAACGATGCTAAGAAAGAAGTTGAAGATGCTTGGGATTGGAGTGCATTACGTACTACACTTACAGCAACTACTTCTGATGGTGTTTATAGTTACGAACTGAATGGTTCACAGAATAACATTAAAGTATTAGATGTCTTGAACGACACTGACGACATCTTCATGAAGTACGTAGACAGTCACTGGATGAATAAAATGTTCCTAGCTGTCACGCCTGAAACAGGTTCTCCGTACTACTATAACTTTAACGGTGTCTCGTCTGATGGCGATACTCAAGTAGACATCTATCCTATCCCTGACGGTGCATACACACTACGCTTCAATGCTATTCAACGTACTCCTGCATTGTCAGCTAACAGTGATCAGGTCTTGATTCCTACACAGCCAATCCTCATGCTTGCTTATGCTAAAGCTATTGAAGAGCGTGGAGAAGATGGCGGTGTTGGTGCATCGTCTGCTTATGCTACAGCAAACCGTTCATTGAATGATGCTATTAGCTTTGATGCAGCACGTCATCCTGAAGAACTAATCTGGCAGGAAGTATAATGGCTAAGCCTTTAGAGACAATTAGTATAGCAGCGCCTGGATTCTTTGGTGTCAATACACAGGCTTCTTCTGTTGGTCTTGATCAAGGCTTTGCACTAGAAGCAACAAACTGTGTTATTGATAGCTTTGGTCGTCTTGGTGCACGTAAAGGTTACTACTACCAGACAGAAGGTAATACAGGCGTAGAGTTAAAAGGTATTCATGACTTCATCGATGTAACTGGTTTACATACTCACGGTGCATGGACTGATACAGGCTTCTACATCATTGACGGTGCTGACTTAAATGCTGTTACATACTCTGGTGATAACACACTAAACGGTACTAACTGGCAAGCAGCTACACTTAACGATGCTGCATACCTGTTTGATTCAAACTACAAGCCAATATACTTCAATCCAGCTACAGCTACTCTTTCTGATCTTGAAGATGCAGGACACGGTACACCACCTCAAGGTAACTGTGTACTATCTGCTTATGGTAGGCTTTGGATTGCTGGTGTTGATAGTGCTAAGTCTACTGTGTACTGGTCTACGTTAACTAACGGTGCAGACTTTAATGGCGGTGACTCAGGCTCTCTTGATCTTACAGGTGTCTTGGTACAAGGCAATGATGAGATTATTGCTTTAGGTGCTCACGCTGGTCGTCTAATAATCTTCTTAAAAGATAGTATTGTTATATACGGAGATAATAGCAGTACATCATTAGACCCTACTACTATGTCATTAGTAGAAGTTATTAAAGGCACTGGTTGTATTGCACGTGACAGTGTACAGAATACTGGTACTGACATTCTTTTCTTGTCTGATCGTGGCTTAATGTCATTAGGTCGTCTAATACAAGAGAAGTCACAGCCAGAACGTGATCTGTCTCGTAATATTCGTGATGAGTTTGTACGTGCTATATCTCAAGAAGACCCTACATTAATACGTTCTGTGTACAACAGCAGAGAAGGTTTCTATTTATTATACCTTCCGTCATTCCAGATGGCGTATTGCTTTGACATGAAGCAAACACTGCAAGATGGTAGTGCACGTGTTACTGAGTGGAATAATCAGACATATAACAATGTACACATGGTCGATGGTCAAATGTGGTTTGCTGCAGCAGACGGTGTAGCAGTATATAGTGGGTATCAAGACAATGGCAACAGCTACCGTCTTAAATACTACACTAACCACTTTGACTTTGGTGATGCTACAAGACAGAAATACTTGAAGCGTGTTGCAGTAACAGTTATTGGTGGTGTCAATCAACCTATTTATTTTAAAGCAGGGTTTGATTATAACAACAGCTACCGTAATTTTACTACTACACTTGATGGTGGTCTTGCTGCACAGTATAACATTTCAGAGTACAACGAATCAGAATATACTTCTGGTGTAATTGCAAGTAACATTCGCACCCCTTTAGGTGGACAAGGTAGCGTAGTTCAAGCAGGTTTTGAAGCTGTAATAGACGGTGCTCCGTTTTCAATACAGCGATTAGATATTTACGTTAAGGGTGGGAGAGTCTACTAATGAGTGACTACAACAAAGTAACGGACTTTGCTGCTAAAGATGCGCTACCAAGCGGCAATGCAGCTAAGGTTGTAAAGGGTACAGAAATTGATGATGAGTTAAATGCTCTGGAGATTGCTGTATCTTCTAAACTAGATCAGACTATTGGTTCATGGACAATTGAACAGTCTGGTGATGACTTAGTATTTAAATATGATGGTTCAGTTGTGCTACGCCTAGACACTGCTGGTCAGATTGTCGTAGCATAGGAGTAAATGATGGCAGATATATTTGGTTTTGACATCGGCTTAGATGATGTCCTAGACTTCGGGTCTAAATGGAAAGCAGCCAGTGATGTTGAGAGTGCTGCATCAGATGCCTCAGCAGCGTCAATTGCTTCAGCAGCTATCGCAGCAGACGCAGCAGCTTTTAAACCTTACGGTGTAACTACAGGCTTTGGTACTGGTTACTTTGACCCTGAGAATCAAACAGCAGGGTACATGCTTGATCCGGCACTTGCTGCATACCGTGATGAGCTATTTGGCTTAGGTACTCAAGCACTACCAACAAGCATTCAAGGTCCACAAGCAGCAGGTCTGCAATACTTCCAAGACCTACAAGCATACGGTGGGCTACCATCTACTATTGCTAAGCAGTACGGAGACTTAGGTGCTCAAGCTGCCGGTAATATCCCTACAGACATGAGTCAAGCCTACGCAGGTATTGGTCCTTCTGCATACTCTAACATGGCACGTAGTCAAGCAGGTATGTTTGGACAAGCTGGCGCTAATGCGTTAGGACAGCAAGTAGCAGATGTGTCAGGTGCTTACGCAGGTATGTCACCAGTTGACTACTCTAACCTAGCATCACAGACTGCACAGCAATATGCTACTGCAGGTTCTCAGGCACTAGGTCAGGCTACGCCAACGGCTGAATCACTATACGATCAGATTCGTGCAATGCAACGTCCTGAAGAAGAACGTGCACAGTCTGCACTTGATCGTAGCTTGTTTGGTTCTGGTCGTGCTGGTATGCGTACTGCTGAGTTTGGCGGTACACCTGAACAACTAGCTCGTGCTAAGGCTGTTGAAGAAGCTAAAAATACTGCAGCTTATCAGGCTATTTCTCAAGCAGATCAGTTGGCTACATCGCAACAAGCACGTGCACAGCAACTTAGTCAAATGGGTCTATCAGCAGATCAAGTTAGTAATGCACTACGCTCTGAACAGTTCGGACAACAATACCAGTTGGCTGGCGCAGGTATTCAAGCAGCTCAAGCTCAGCAGGGTCTACAGACTGGTGCTCAGCAACAAGCTCTTGCACTTGCTCAGCAAGGTTTGTCAGCAGATCAAATTGCTAACCAACTTGCAGCTAACCGATTCAATCAACAGATGCAACTTGCTCAAGGTGGCTTAACAGCAGGACAGGCGCAAGCTAACCTAGCTAATCAGCTATCTCAGATGGGTATGTCTGCTGATCAGATTGCTTTGGCTCAGGCAGCTTCTGCACGTGCATCAGGTATGTCAGAACTAGACTCTGCATTAACTCGTGGTCAAGGACTTATGACTGCAGGTTACGGTGTAGAGAAACTAGGTATGACTCCTCTTGAAATGGGTGCAGCATACGGTGCTAAAGCAGCTAGTCCGGCTGGTGCGGATGCACTACTAACGGGTGGCTTGAATGCTGCTCAGATTAACCAACAAGCCGCTAATACACAAGCAGGTTTGTGGTACGGCATGTTAGGTAATCAATAAGGAATACAATAATGGCTGATAGAATTGGATTGTTTGCTTCTCCTGAAGAAGTGCGTAATGCTCGTATTGATGAGATACGTCAACGACAGATGGAGAGTGCACCGAAAGGCTTTAACTTTGGTATGTCATTAGGTCAAGGAATGCGTGAGAGTGCTAATAACATTCTCGGCATTACTAACCCTATGGAAGCTAAAGCTGCTGAGCTACAAGCAATGATGCAAAGCATTGACCCTAATAGTCCTGATGACTTAGCTAACATTGCTAAGATGATGAATGAGTTAGGCTACACTAAAGAAGCTATTGCTCTTCTTGAGCGTCGTAATGCTGTTGTTAATCAACAGAATAAAGAACAAGAAGCTACTACGAAGAAAGCACAAGGCGATACACGTACAGTGCAGAAGGTTGTTATGCGTCCAATGCAAATTGGCAGCGGTAAAGATGCTAAAGTTGTTCAAGTTCCTACACAGGTTAGCATTACTCAAGAATGGAAAAATGGAGCATGGGTAGACATTGTACCTGACACAGCGTCAACAGCTGCTGATGGTAAATACGGTGGTATTACTGTAATCGATCCTAAAACAGGAATGACTACGCTAAAGCAAGGTGATCCAGCGGTTGATGGATTTACTGAAGACTTAACTATTTCTCCATAGGAGTAAGCATGGGACAGCTACAGCATCCAGTGTTGGGGACTCTTGAAGTCCCTGACCGTTTGTTAGAACCAGAGAATCGTGAGGAGCTAGAGCAGAATCTGTTGCAGATGGCAGCAGACACTCTACCTCAAGACGAGGCATGGTATGAAACATTCACTAAACAATTCGGACGTACAGCGTCTGAGACTGCTCGAGGAGTAGCTGATCTTACTGGCATGGAAACGCCAGAGAACGACTACACTATAGAGTTTGTACGTAGAGCACGTGCTATTCAGAATCCTAATTCTGCATTTGCTGGTGAACTTGCTGGTGCGATAGGTGATGTACCTTCTTATTTATTTGGTGGTGTTGCACGTAAAGGTGCTGGTCTACTAGAGCAAGGTATTGAGCGTGGTATGTCAGTAGGCGGTATCTCAGGTGCTTTGATGCCTGTATACGATATGTTCGGAGATGATCGCATTGACAATGCTACTGTCGGTGCTACGCTTGGCGGTGTACTAGGCGGTGCTGGCGGTGCTGTCCTTAAACGTCTTGGCTATAAAACAGAAGAAGAATTAGCTGAGGCTATGCGTCGATCTACTCCAGAAGAGCAAGCTCAGATTGAAAGCGTAATGCAGGAAGAAGTATTACGTCTTGAATCTCCTGAAGCAATGGATGCTCGTAAAGCTGCAGAAGAACAGCCAATGTTTTCTGACCAGCCTGAAGAAGTACAGCGTGCTCAGATTAATAAGATGAAAGAGGCTTGGCAGAAAGAGATTGATGAACTTGATTTGTCTACTCCTGTAGGTCAGGACCGCTTAGCTAAACTAAAAGCTGAGTTTCAAGATAGTGTCGATGAGGCTTTTCAACTAGAACGTCAACAAGCAGAAGAAGCTATACGCAGAGAAACATTGAAGATGGAAGATGAGGTCATGAACCTACCATCAAAAGGTGCTATTGATGCTGCTGCTAAAACTGTTAAGTCTACTGAAGGGAAAGTTAATGCTCTTGATGTAAACATTAATAAGTTACGTACTGATCTTAGTAAAGTTAAGAATGCTAAGATGCCTCGTAAGATTCAGTCACAGAAGATACAAGAAGCTCAGGCACGTCTCGATGCTGCTGTAACTCAACGTAACGCAGCAGATGCAGAACGTAGAGCAGCGTCAGCTGTTACAGATGCATACAAGCAAGGCATAGAGACACGTAGACAATTAACTAACTGGCGTGAAAGAGGGGAAGTTCCTACTCGCATTAAAGCATTAGAGTTTAAACAGCCAGCTACACGAAAAGAAGGTGTTAAGCGTCAACCACTGCCACGTGGTGCTACTGCTATTCCACCACAGCTAACTGGTGGTACTTCAGTAGCTCGCTCTAAAATACCTAAAACACAAAATAACCGTGACTTGATTCCTGAGCAACCAATACCAGAAGTAGCAATGGGAAGACAAGAGGCTCCTGTATACGGCGTTGGAGAAACTACTACTATTCCACGTCCTCCTCGTCAAATAGAGATGAAAGCTACAGAGCAGCCTTCTCAGCCTGTTTCTGCTGCTCCTAGTGCTACCCAAGAGGGTGTGGCTAAAGCATCTCCTGAAGCAGTAGAACCTGCTCCTACGACAGTTGCTAAAGACCAAGGAAAAGTAGGTCAGTTTACTGACAAACTACTAGGCAGTGTGTCTACACGTCTTAAGAATATTTCTGAGGCGATTGCTGGACGTATGCGTAGGTATGAGTTTGATGTTGAAAGTGGATCACAGGATAAGCTATCACGTGTCGAATCGTTCATGCGTATGGATAATAAACTAGCTCCTACAGTACGTGACGACTTAAACCTTGCATTGATGAATGGTGAATTCGGTAAAGCTATGAAGCTCATGACTCCAGAAATGCGTAAGGAGTTTGTTGCTGTGCGTAAGATGTTAAAGGATACGTACAAAGAGTTAAAGGATGCTGGTATTGATTTCCCTGCACTGGACAACTACTTCCCACGTAAAGTTAAAGATTATGACGCACTGCTAAACGCAATGGGTCGTGAGAAACGTGGTGTATTTACTGAAGCATTGAATGTATATGCTAAAAAGAATACAGGTGGGAATGTTGAAGCTATTCCTGCTGATATACGTAGTGACATTATTGATCAGGTAGTTCGTGGTGTATTCCGTAAAGGTGACACTGCTGTAATGCCAAATGCTAAACAGCGTACTATTAGTCAAGTACCGAGCGAACTTCTGCCTTTCTATGAAAATGCATCGACTGCTCTATCCTATTATATTAGGAATACACAGCAGACTATTGCTAAAGCTAAGTTCTTTGGTCGTACATTGAACAAGACATCTACTGGTAATGTTGATGTTGAAAAGTCTATCGGTAACTTCATTGAAAGCGAAGTAGTTAATAAACAACTATCTGCTCAGCAAGAGAAACAATTGCTAGATATGCTACGTGCACGTTTCATAGAAGGTGAACTATCTCCTAATAACTTTATTTCTGTTGTTCGTGATACTGGATATGCAGGTACAATTGCTAACTACATCTCAGCACTAACACAGCTGGGTGACTTAGGTACGTCAGGCGCACTTCACGGCTTAAGCAATACTATAGGTGCAATGTTCAATACTAAAAACTATAAGGCTATTGATCTAGGCATTGACCACACTATTGCACATGAGCTACAGAACGAACGTGCTACATCTAAAGCACTGAATAAACTGTTTGGTTTATCGGGCTTCCGTATGATAGATCGTCTTGGTAAAGAAACTATCATCAATGCAGCCATGCGTAAGAACGAAAAGCTAGTTAAGAGTGCAGAAGGTGAAGCAGCATTTCGTAAGAAATGGAGTGGTATCTTCGGTGATGAGATCGATAGTGTCATCACTGACCTTAGACAAGGCAACATGACAGACAATACTAAGTTCTTAGCATTCAATGAGATTGCTGATGTACAGCCTATTGCTTTGTCTGAGATGCCTGAGGCTTACTTGAAGTCTCCTAACGGACGTATCTTCTACATGCTTAAATCATTCACGCTAAAGCAAATTGACCTTGTCCGTAGGAACATTGTACAAGAAGCTAAGCAAGGTAATGTAGATAATGCAATTAAGAATGCTGTCTTGCTTGGTGGCTACTTAATGGCAGCCAATACAGGTACACAGGCTGTGAAGGATATGCTACTAGGACGTGAAGTACGTACAGAAGATTTACCTGATCGTGCTGTGTGGTCTGTCTTGAGTGTGTTTGGTATTAACCAGTACATAACTGATCGCTACTTAGCACAAGGTGACATCATGGGTGCTGTTGGAGCTACAGTCACTCCTGCAACTCCAGTGGCAAACTTAGCTAAGGATGTGTACAAACAAGGCAAGGCTATTGTAGAAGGTGACGAAGTAAACCTATTCAAAGCAACTAAGTCTATACCGCTTGTAGGACCAATCGTATACAGTTGGTTAGGCGGTGGTAAAGAAAACTTTAACGATAGGTTGGAGGACTGATCATGGCTACAGCAAAAAAGAAGGATAGTAGATTAGAGAGGGCAGGCGTTGATGGCTACAACAAACCGAAGAGGACACCTAACCACCCAACCAAGTCACACGTTGTGGTGGCGAAGGAAGGTGATCAGGTCAAGACCATCCGCTTTGGAGAGCAAGGAGCCAAGACAGCCGGTAAACCCAAGAAAGGTGAGTCAGAAGCGATGAAGAAGAAGCGTGCCAGTTTTAAAGCTAGACACGCAAAGAACATCAAGAAAGGTAAGATGTCAGCAGCCTACTGGGCTAACAAGGAGAAATGGTAATGCCATACGCAAAGAAACCAGTACGTGGATCACGTGTTAAAACAAACAAGGCAAAGTCGGCATTCAAACCTTGCCGTGGTTGTCCTACTCCAGCTGCTTGTAAGAAAGCAGGTAAGTGTAAGGGTAAGTGACAGATAAACTGTCAGGCTAGTCCATCTCATCAGGAGGTGTAAGAGATACGGTGATGTTTCCTTTGGCTACGTCATAGCAAGCGTCACCGTATCCCTGTTCATATCCCAACGCTTCTGCTTTATTCCACGTCAAATATATCCCCGTCCCGAACACAGCCCCAATAATAAAGGCTGCTTCATACGTTAACTGAATCAATGTAAATCCTCCTTCTTAGCAGGACGTGATGTAATCATGCTGTCTGTTATCAGGTAGGTTGCATGTTGTAGGAACATGACGTATTCGTTCATCAGTGCTAGTAGATCAGCAGGGTCTTGACATATTTCTAGTTCTTCTAGGAATGTATCGCTACTGTCCTTCATGCTACCGTACAGTTCTGTTAGTACGATGTCAAAGCTAGTGTAATCACTCATCATTTATTCCTGTGTTTCTTGCACCAATAGCCATAACCCCACTTGTTACTAGGGTAGGTACGTAGCCTACCAGTGAATGGCTTACCTCGTTTATGATTCAGATGTGTAACAACGTGCATTATCTGATACTTCTTAAAAGCACCTTTACCCTTCAAGCTCCAATAGAACTTAGACATGGTCATCACGCTTCTCCATGTAAGCCTTTAGTATCGCTATAGGGTCATCGCCTGTCACACCTGCAACGATAGACCACAAGATACCTTGCTGTGTCATCAGGATACGTTCTTCTTCTGTCATGTCGAAGGTGTACGTAGCACTGCCGTCTTCGTGTTCTATTTCGTCAATGATCTTCATCGTCCTCTCCCACAATCCATCTTGTGTTGACCTTCAGTACACCTGCACTCAGGACAGATGTCGTACAGTTTGTACATACGGTCTATGCCTTCTTGTATTCCTGCTTCCCATGCGTAATGTACATCAGCATATTCATTACTAGACATGGTTTCTATACGGTCTCCAATGAATTCTTCAAATGTCATACTCGTACTCCAAAGAACTCTAGCGTTGTCTTGATAGCCTCTAGGTATCTCAAGTTATTCTCAATATCCTCAGCTTCATATGGCTTTATGTTCTCTTTGTCTGATAGTCTTTTAATATCTTCTTGCAAGAACCTGTAGTGCCATTCAAGCGTGTGGCGTGTAATCTCTTCACCTGCTTCAGTAGAGTCTAGTATCTCTAGTAGTGTTAGTTTATTCATCACTCTTCTCCTTAATAGGTGTTGGCACTCGGTTAGGTAGTCCCGACCCTTATCCAACGTTATCAACCTACGTGCACATAGGAATTACAAAGTGGTTCTTCTCAGGATAGGCTTGGGAGGTACTGATGATGGAGTGACCTCCACGATTTGAGCATCACCGTGAATTCTTGAGGGTTTTACTATTTAACGACAGATAACCCACAACTATGTCGACATTTGTCTCTCATATTTTGCTAAATGTGATAAACAAAGTGTTCTATTGTGACAACTATGCTTACCTTATTGTGCCATGTTCTACTCACTATGCGCCATATTGTGCCATAATGAGCAGATATGGTGTCACTATAGGTCATCGTAATGTGTACGGACATACTGCTTGCACATAGAATATGAACCAGTGAAGACAGCTAACCCATTGTGCATAACCTTATAGGTGAAGCCGTCTACTCTAGTTATAAACATTATATAACATGATACTTAGTTTTAGCACGTAGGTATTTTGCTCTAGCTTCTAGCATACAATCACTACGTCCTAAGTTAATCATCTTACCATCAAGGTAAATGTAAGAACGCCATTTATTACGCTTAGCATCCCAGTTAAATCCCTTAACACCGGAACGATTGAAGTGGTTCTGCTGGCAAGTAACAAGACGTAAGTTCTCAATGCGGTTATCATCACGTATGCGATTAATATGATCTATCTGCATACCTTCTGGAATTTTACCGTGGTGTTGTTCCCATACAATACGATGGTCATGCACAGGCTTACCGTTAACCATTGACATGGTATATCCACTACTTTTCATAGGCGACACGCTCCGCCAGCACAGCCATCGTCTTCATCGAAGCTAACCTCTTCTAGCTCCATGATCTCTAGCTCGTTAGCAATAGCGTCCATCAGCTCAGGCTCACCGCCTTTCTCTTCCAATGCTTCAAAGATTACAATCAAATCTTCTTTACTAAAGTTGATCACCTGTCTTACCCTCTATTAATACTGACTTCTGTTTAGGTTTTAGTGTCCACTTATTATAATACTTACAATCAGGACACATACGCTTGTCGATTGAGGACAGCAGGATCATCGACCCTACGTATCCACACTTCATGCAACGTGAGTTGTTCACTCAGCATCCTTGACGAACACACCATCAACCATCTTGCCACTGCGCTGAGCGATGACACCATATGCCTTGCATAGGCTTTCGTATGCTGACATACCCATCAACTCAGCGAGGATGATTAGGACAACCTGCATGTCACCGATGGCATCAGCAATCTCTTCTGCATTATCAGCAGCAATAGCGTCAATGAGTTCGTTATGTTCTTCAGCTAGTTTGTCT